CACGAGCTATAGCCGGTGAAGTACAGAATATGCTTGGTGACGATGGCTTTGCTGTTCGTGTTCCTTTGCCTGATGGTGACGTTGCTGTCTACACAGGCAAGCTGCCCGACAGTGCAAAGCGAAGAGTTACTTGGACACTTGACGAAAATGGCAAAGACGGAACTGAACGTCGCGTAGGTGTAGGTGTATACCAGCCTAAACTAGCGATTACAGGTTTTGCTGCTTTCCTTAACCACTCACTCGATGCGTACGTGCAACGAGAGATGGCAAAACGCCTGCGTGACTCTGGTGTAGAGCATTTTATGCATACACACGACGCGTTCGCAGTGCCTGCAGCTAATGCAGAGCAAATGCGGCAGGTTTATCACGAAGTACTCACGGAAATAGCTAAGCAAGACATTTACGCTAAAATACTAGAAGCAAATGGTCTTGATCCTGACAGCATGGTCGTCAAATTCAACAAAACCACAGAACAAGGTCCTGTAAAAATCGAAATACCGATGCGCCAAGTATTGGAAACAATACACAAAGAAAAAATGAAAACTTTTGGCGACGGTGTTCCCGTGAATTTTTACGCTTTGAGTTAGAGGAAAAAATGACTGCAAGAAAAGGTCTTTACCACAACATTAATAAACGGAAAAAAGCTGGCACAAGCCGCTCTAAGAAAAAATCTACGATTAGTAATAAAGCTTACGCAAATATGAAAGCTGGTTTTCCAAAGAATAAAAAGAAAAAGTCTTAATGGCTAAAATAAGAAAAACGACCAAAGGCAAAGGTCGTAATTTTCTTACGGTAAAAGAAGGCGCTGGCATGACAGCAGCTGGTCGCCGTAAGTACAACAGGAAGACCGGAGGCAAATTAAAGCCTCCGGCTCCTAATCCTAAAGGTAAAAAAGATAAAGCACGTAAAAAGTCTTTTTGTGCGCGTTCACGTAGTTGGACAGGCGAAAGAGGTAAAGCAGCGCGTAGACGTTGGAAGTGCTGAGAGAGCAAAATGAAACCATACGAAATTTACGAGCAAGTTTTACTAAACTTCGATCGCATGTGGAACGATCCTCGTTTTACACAGCAAGCTAAAGTTGACATGGCCCAGGAGTGGGTCCGCGCTTTGCCTCCTATTTCTCTTGTTAATCCTGCGTCGACAACATATCGCGCAGTTAGCGAGGCAATTAAACAAACGGTTGAGGAGGCTGTTAAAAATGAAAAAACCCCGAGCCTCTATGAACTCAAAGAGCAAGAGGCTGAAAGCAACACCGCAGATCAAAGCAGCATGGACGGAAAAGAACATGCACATGCATCCGATAAAACGGATGAAAGCAGAGGGCGGCGAAAGGTGGCAAAAGCACCTGGAGCACCTGCGAAGCGTGGGCGCAAAAAATCATCGGCCTAAAGGTCTGCCTGATGGCTGGGGTCGACAACGTGAAGAATTAGCAACTGTTCGTAAAGATATTCGTAAGAAAGCAGAACAAAAGGTCATTGAAATGCAAGAAGAAGGCATAATTCCAAAAGACGACGATATAGCTTGTCGCGCGGTACAAGTGCTACTTGAGATCGCTGAAGGACCCGACGCTGCTGCTGCTAAAGCAGGTGCTGCAAAAGCGCTGCTTGAATTTACGAAGCAAAAACCAACTAACAAGGTTGAAGTTAAAGCAGTTGCCGAAGAATGGTTAGCAAGTTTAGATGACGACAAATCAGAAAGCGAAGATAGTTCGCAAGAAACTGCTGAGTGATTTTGAGTTTTATGCAAAGAACGCTTTGCTTATAAGAACAAAAGACGGCGATACAACGCCGCTTAGCTTGAATACGGCACAAAAACAATTGTTAACTGCCGTACAAAAACAATACAAAGAAGAAGGCAAAATACGCGTCATTATTCTTAAAGCTAGACAAATGGGCTTATCAACGTTTGTTGGTGGTTGGCTTTATTACTGGCTTTCACAGCGCAAAGCACAGCGTGGCTTAGTTGTTACTCACCACGCTGACAGCACTAGAGCGCTGTTTGATATGACACGGCGTTACCACGAAAACTGTCCTGAACCAGTGAAACCTCAGACAAAATATTCATCGCGCCGTGAACTTAATTTTAATGTTTTAGACTCATCATACGTTGTTGCGACTGCTGGTGGTGAGTCGGTAGCACGCGGTGAAACTATTACCGTCGCACACTTGTCAGAACTTGCGTTCTGGTCGCCATCAACAGCTGATGAAAACTTTAACGCAATAATGCAAGCGATACCTAACAAACCGAACACTGCGGTGTTCATTGAATCAACTGCTAACGGCGTATCAGGTAAATTTTACGATTTATGGAAAGGTGCTTGTGAAGGCACAAACGGTTTTCTACCGGTATTTTTACCGTGGTACATACAAGAGGAATATCAAGAGCCATGCCAGCAAAATGTGGAACTAAGTCCGGACGAAGAAAGACTAAAAAAAGAGCATCATCTTACGGTGGAGCAACTCGCGTTTCGAAGAAAAAAAGTAGCACAAAACGGGCTTGACCTTTTTAAGCAAGAATACCCTTCAAACGCTGATGAAGCGTTCCTGACATCAGGGCGCCCTATATTCAACCCAGAGCAGCTTGTGCGCATGCTAGAGACTGCGGAGAAACCTGTTGGTCGCTATGCATTAGAGAATGATGAGTGGCAACCTCACGCGCGTGGTGAGCTAACTCTTTATGAAGAAGTAGTGCCGGGCGAGACCTACACAATAGGTGCCGACGTTGCTATGGGTATACGAGGCGGCGACTTTTCAGTTGCGCAAGTATTAGACGGCAAGAAAAAATTAGTTGGCTGTTATCGAGCACATGTACATCCTGACTTTTTCGCAGATGTACTGTTGCGTTTAGGCGAATTTTTCAACGACGCTTATATAATATGTGAAAGCAACTCTCACGGCTTGCTCACATGTACTCGTCTTTATAAAGATTACGACTATGCAAACTTTCATACAGAAATTGTAGTCGACAAAATTAGTGACAAAGAAACTGTAAAGCTAGGCTTTGCAACAACGGCAAAATCAAAACCATTAGCAATAAACGAGCTGCGCGCCTCTTTGCGTATGGACGAAATGCTAATACACGACAAGGTAACATTGCGCGAGCTGCTTACTTATATTGAAACAGAAACAGGTGCGATGGAAGCTGAAGCAGGCTGTCACGACGACTGCGTAATGGCATTAGCATTAGCGAATTATGCCCACCAGCAAGGCTGGGAACCACTGAATACATACGATAACTATTACAGCGAGGCCATATAATGGCACACGAATTTAAAGCAATTACTCAAGACGAGCTACTTCAGCTTGTGCAAGAAGAGATCCGAGGTTCAATCGGATACTCTGATGGCGATATGAGTAACGAGCGTCAGGAGATACTTCGCTACTATCATGGCGAACTACCTGAACGACAAAGCAACGGGAACAGCAGCTACGTATCACAAGATGTGTATGATGGCGTTGAAGGTCTCAAGGCTTTGCTGCTCGAAACATTTAGCGCCGGGACCGACGTAATTCAGTTTGCGCCACAAAACGGCGATGACGTTGCAAAAGCTCGTGTTTGCACTGCTTACACAAACTACATCATCCATCGCCAGAACGACGGTTTTAGTATTTACCGTGACGTTTTGCACGACGCCCTCATCGCACGTAATGGCGTAGCAAAAGTATATTGGGACCAAGCTGAGGAAGTTATCGAGGAAGAGTTTGAAGATCTGTTGCCTGACGAGATTGATGCGCTTTTAGCAGATCCAGAAGCAGAACTTTCAAACTTAAACGATGTCGACGGCAGATTTAGTGGCACGCTACGAATTACTAAAAATAAATCACAAATCCGCATTGAGGTCGTACCGCCAGAAGAATTTGTAATAAGCCCAATGTCACAGCACATGAACGATGGCTTTGTTGCTCATAGACGTATCATGCGCAAAGCTGATTTGCTTGCGATGGGCTTTGATCCTGATCTTATTGACGAGATTGGCAGCGAGGAAGATCCGCTTGGTGAAAATTATGCTGAGCGTTATTACCGACACGAACAAACTGGTCCGTCAAAATTATCGCCTGATGAACTTAATAACCAAGAGCAGATGCAAGAGATCGTAGTATACGAGTCTTATGTTGAAGCTGATATGGAAGGTGATGGCCTTGCGCGTCTGTACAAATGTATAAGCGCCGGCAACACAGTTCTTGACTGCGAGCAAGTTGATAGACGACCGTTTATCTGCTTTGCAGCCATACCTACATCACACACATACTACGGCGAAAATTTTGCGTATAAACTTGTGCCTACACAAAATGCGCGAACAGCACTTATGCGGTCTATTCTTGACCACGCTGCCGTAACAACGAACCCACGCTACTTAGTTAACAAAGGTTCCTTAACTAATCCTCGCGAGCTGTTAGACAATCGCCTTGGCGGTATTGTTAATGTAACTCGCCCTGACGGTGTAGTGCCGTTATCACAAAATCCGCTAAACCCATTTATATTTCAAACAATACAGGCGCTCGAAGATGACGCTGAAAATACAAGTGGTATTAGCAAGCTATCGCAAGGTTTAAATAAAGATGCTGTTAGCAAGCAGAACTCTGCTGCAATGGTCGAAAACCTTGTTTCACTGTCACAACAACGAAGCAAAATTGTTGCGCGTAATTTCGCAAACAACTTCTTAAAACCACTGTTTATGGAAGTTTACAGACTTGCTGTTGAAAACGAAGATGAAGAAAAAATAGTCGACGTTGCCGGTGAGTATGTTGCGATAGCACCATCGGAGTGGGAACAACGCAAAGATGTTGAAGTGTCGTTTAAGCTAGGCTACGGCGAGCAAGAACGAGAAGCACAAAAATATCAAGCGCTACATACCGCACTTACACAAGATCCAGGCGTACAGCCATTTTATAGCCCGCAAGGTCGCTATGCAATGATCCGCCAGATTATGCTCAGCGCAGGCATCAAGGATGTCGACACATATTTGTTGCCACCTGAGAAAGTGCAGCCACCCCAGCCCTCCAAGCAAGAGCAAATGCAACAGCAATTGCTAATGAAACAAATCGAGCTTGAAGAGCGCAAGGTCGCACTGGCTGAGCAAGAAGCTGCTTTGAAAGCACGCATGGAAGAACGCAAGTTCGGTCTGCAAACTCAAGAAGCACAACTGCAAGCAGCAGCCAAATACAGCGAAGAAGAGCGTCGTGACTTCGATTCAGAAGTACGCGCAGACATCGCATACAAAGAGCTTGAGCTTGCAGAAAAATCAGAAGACGAAAACCGCACAACGGTAATTTCGCCAAACGCATAAGGAAGCAAAATGAAGGAGCAAGACATCATTGAGCGTGGAACTGCTGCGGAGTTTCTATTAAAAGACGAAACTTTTCAACGCACAGTCCAACGCTTAATCGATCAAAATATTAACATTTTTCTAAATAGCACGCCCACAGAAAACGACGTACGCGATATTGCGTACCATACGACGCGTGCACTTTCAGACATTGTTAATACATTAAAACAAGAAGCGCTGATGAAAGCGCAGATCATGGAGCAAAATGATAATGAGTGAGACTACTAAAAGCGTCCCTCAGACCGAAACTGAGCAGCAGCCAACAGTGACTGCTGCCGTTAATGCATTTCTTGATAAATGGGAAGACTCTCCTACCGAGACATCAGAACCAGTATCAGAAAGCGAAGCCGAAGTTGCAGATACAAGCGATGAGCAACTCGAAGCTACTCAAGATCAAGAGGCAATCGAAGAAGTTGCTGACCTTGGTGAAGAAGAATTAGTCTACGAAGATGAAATAGTCGACAGCGAAGAAGTCCAATATGAGACGGCTCCAGACGATTATGTAACACAAATCAAAGTAGGCGAAGAACTTCACGAAGTATCAGTTGCAGATTTAAAACGTCTGTATGGTCAAGAAAAATCGCTAACACAAAAATCACAACAAGTTTCAGAACAACGCAAATCTCTTGATACAGAGCTTGAACGAACACAAGCAGCTTACGGAGTGCTACTACAAAAAGCGCAAGAAAAACTTCAGCCGTACACTGAAGTAGACATGCTCGTTGCGTCCAAACAAATGAACGACGACGAGTTTGCTCAATTGCGCAAAGAAGCACAGTCTGCTTATGACGAGTACAACTTTCTTGCTCAAGAGGCAGGTAAATTCCACGAAAATCTCAAGCAAGCCCGCGAAAAGGAAATCGCAAAACAGGCTGCTGAGGCACACAACACGTTAAAAGCTGACATACCTGAATGGAACGAAGATTTGTACAATGCAGTACGCGACTGGGGTGCAACACAAGGTTTAGACCGTGATGCACTTAATAATCTAGTCGATCCTGCTGCAATCAAAGTTTTACTTAAAGCAATGAAGTACGATCGGAGTAAGAAGGTGGCAGTTAAAAAACGTGGTGCAGCACCTCGCAAGGTAATTAAACCTGGTGCGTCCGCTCCTGCACAAACAAAACAAGCGCGAGCCGGTCGGCAAGCTATGGAAAAGCTAACGAAAACTGGCAGCACGCAGGATGCAACAAACGCATTTTTACAACGTTGGTCTGATGGAGCTTAACTTTCTAATACAAGGACCTAAACATGGCTACGTATCAAACATATACGCAGGTTGGTCTGAAGGAAGACGTCAGCGATATTATTTCAAATATTTCGCCAACAACGACGCCTTTCCTAAGTTCAATCGGCACCGAGAGTGTTCATAACACTCTTTTTCAGTGGCAAGAAGATTCGCTTGCCTCGACTGCAGAAAATGCAGAAGTTGAAGGCTTTACGGCTAGCAGTGCAACACTGTCGCCAACCACAATGCGTTCAAACCACACACAAATTCAATCGAAAACCGTAAAAATCTCCGGCACTAACGATGCTGTAGATGCTTACGGACGCGCACAAGAAACCGCATATCAACTTTCGAAGAAAGCTGCTGAGTTTAAGCGAGACATTGAATTTAACTTGGTTGGTGACCGTACAACTGGTGGCAACAATGCTGCTGCTGGTAACGCCACAACTGCTCGGTTTACAGCAAATATTCACGGTAATGACGCCGGATCAGCTGCTGTTATTAACTCTGCCGTTATCGAAGATGTAGGTACTTCTGGTACTGCTGCAGCCCTAACGGAACAAGACATCCTGAACCTTGGCGACAAGCTATATGACGAAGGAGCAACAGCTTCAGTGCTTATGATTAAGCCAGCTGACTCTTTGGTCATTGCAGGATTTACACGTTCTGCTGTTGGCTCAGGTAACGCTCGTCAAGAGCACTTTGTTAACGGTGGTCGCACATTGATGAACGTGGTTGACGTTTATATTTCGCCTTACGGTGAATATCGCGTTGTTATGAACCGCTTTATCAAAACATCGACCGCACTTCTTTACGATCCGGAGAACTGGAAAATTTGTGAGCTTCGCCCAATGACGCGCGAACTGCTTGCTAAAACCGGTGATGCGGATACTCACATGATGGTAACCGAATACGGTCTGAAGCACGCTAATTACAAGTCTTCAGGCATGCTCCGTTACATCAGCTAGGTAAGTGTGCCCGCGGGGATTTTGCTCTCCTTTGCCTCGCGGGCACCTCTACCTAAAAGGATAGATATGACAAAAATTATTGATAGTGATTTTACAATCAAACAAGAAGGTGACGACCTTTTCCGCGTCACCAAACAAAACATACCAGCATCATTTTTAAAGCAACTGCACGACGAAAAACATGAGTCAAATGGCGTTACAGCTAGTGGCGAAATGGTCAAGCTCGCAAGCATACCAGTAGCAGTAGTCGAACACATGCAACGCGAAGGCATTGACGTTTATAAAGCTCCAATTAAGGACATTATTAAGTGGCTTAGAAATCATGACATGGATGGATTTTTAACGAGCACTAAGAGATTATAATGGCCACTTTTGCAGAACTCAAAGCAGACGTAATTAACTTGATTAACCGTACTGACTGCACCGACACGCTGTCAGGAACATTTGTAAATCAAGCTATACGAAATATCGCGCGTACTCTGCGTATACCATCGTTGGAGTCAAAGTACACGGCAACAGTCGGTACATCTGCGCAAACGGTGTTTAATACAACGACACAAGAATTATCAATACCAGGTGATTTTCTTGAAACTGTTTATCTGTATACAGACGATAGAATTTTACAAAGAGTTCCGCTGCGTCAATTTATAGAGCTGACAGGATCTGTGCCTTCTAGTGGCAAGCCTAGATACTACACACGTATTCAGAATAACTTTGTAGTAAAGCCCGCCCCTGATGCAGGAACTGTGATTAACCTAATTTATCACAGCGATCCGGCTGTCCTAACAAACAACACCGACACTAATATTTTGTCTATTGTATCTCCTGATCTCGTTGTCTATGGCGCACTATTATATGCGTGCGACTATTTTAACGATCAGCGCAAAGAAGAGTTTGGCAAGACATACTCTGGTATTTATCAAGCTGTCGAAGATCTAAATAATTCTACCGATATGGCAACTAGTGACTCAGCTATACAGCCGAGCTTTAACTACGAACCAGATCTTTTTAACTAAGGTAAAAAAATGTCGAAAAGTAGTGTGTTTCAGTCAGTATCTGTGACTGAAAGTGATCTGCCGAATTTGCTCACACAAGTTCAAACAAGTGAAAATAATGCGGCAAACTCGGCTGCTGCCGCTGCAACAAGTGCGGCGTCAGTAGGTACTTCCGCATCAGACGCTACAACTGAAGCGTCTAACGCAGCAAACTCTGCGACTGCTTCTGCTAACTCAGCCAGTACTTCAGCCGCTTCTGCATCGGCAGCGGCGGCTTCAGAAAACAATGCTAGCACACACGTTACAACTGCCAGCGGACACGCAACAGGGGCAGCTAATTCGGCTACATCGGCAACAAACAGTCAAGCTGCAGCAACTCAAAGCGCAACTGACGCTGCTTCGTCGGCAACCAACGCTGCTACTTCGGCAACTAATGCAGCAACTTCTGAAACAAATGCGGCGACATCTGCATCTGCTGCTTCGACATCTGCATCTGCTGCGTCGACATCAGTTACTAACGCGGCAGCCGAAGTTACTAACGCGGCAGCCGAAGCTACAGCCGCAGCAGCTTCTGCGACGGCGGCAGCTGCTTCAGAGTCTGCTGCCTCAACATCGGAAACAAATGCACAAACACATTCAAACACTGCGTCGGGTCACGCAACTACAGCGTCAACGCAGGCAACAAATGCTGCCACCTCAGCAACAGCCGCCGCAACATCAGAAACAAACGCAGGAACACAAGCAACCAACGCAGCAACTTCAGCGACCGCTGCAGCAGGCTCAGCGACAAATGCCGCTACTGCGCAAACAGCAGCAGAGTCCGCCAGAGACTCAGCGCTAGCAGCTTTTGATAATTTTGACGACCGCTATTTAGGAGCAAAGACAAGCGATCCTAGCACCGATAACGACGGAAACACTCTTGTTGCAGGCACGCTCTATTTTAATAGCAGCACAAGCACAATGATGCTTTACACAGGCTCAGCCTGGGTTGCCGCTTATGTTTCCGGTGGTAGCTTTGCTGCGTTGTCCGGCGCAACCTTCACAGGTGACGTTACTGTTCCCAACCTTATTACCGCTGGTAACGTCGATGGTCGTGATGTTTCTGTCGATGGTACTAAGCTCGACGGGATTGCAGCCAATGCCACAGCCGTAAGTAGCCTAACTGATCTCAGCATTAGCGACGGTACTAACGGCCAGGCTCTCAAGACCGATGGTAGCGGCAACTTTAGCTTCGGTGACGTTACTTCAAGTGTTGCCTTTGCTGACATCACAGGTAAGCCCACAACACTTTCGGGCTACGGCATAACGGATGCGGTAGCACAACTAGCTGATACCTCATCTCCAAACTACCAAACACCATCAAGTCGGCGTGTTGATCCGAATGGTGATAATCCAACAAACGAACA